ATGGCAAAGACATTCGGTAATTACCAGAGTTTTACGCAAAAACATTGAATGACGTTATGGGACGCCGACCGAACACCGCAATCCTAGCTCAAGCCGCCGCTACCGGCGTCGGTTTGCGCCAAGCCCGTCGCCAGCTTGAGAAAGGGCAGGCGGTTGCGGCCGCAAAGCCGATGAAGCCGATCGCCGGGATAGGATTGGACGGCGAGATCGATCGACTTGAATCACTGGCCGCTACCCTGGGCGAGGCAGCCAAGGAGGCGAGCGGGCCAGAGCGGTCGTCACTGATAGGCGATTACACTCGCGTCGTGGAGGCACTGCGAAAAATGAAGGGCGACCGGCCCGACATCAACGAGGCGGAGGGCAAGATGGTTCCGATCGACGAGGCAGACAAGATACTGGCACGCCGGACTAACGCACTAATCCCGCTACTGCTTGGCATGCCCAAACGCCTAGCACCTATCTGCGCCCATAGGCCAGCAGCCGAGATCCAGAAAGAGGTGGAGAACGAGGTGGGGCAAGTAATGCGACAAGTGCAGGCAGCGCTGTGAAGGCAGCCGAACAGCTACTCAAACGCGAACGTGATCGCTGGAACTTTGAGCCACCGCCGTCCGTAATCGAGTGGGCCGAAAAGAACATCCAGCTAGATAGCAGGATCACCGCTCGCCCAGGTCTTTACTCAACTAAGTATACGCCTTACGTGGCGGGCGTACTGGAAGCGCTGGCCGATCCTGGCGTGCACACCGTCAGCCTTTGCTGGGGATCGCAGACAGGCAAGACGCTGACTCTTGCGATCTGGCTGGCGTACAGAATTGCGAACGATCCAGCGCCGGCACTGCTCGTAATGCCTAACGCGGATCTGGCTAGGAGCTACAGCGAAACACGACTGACTCCGATCTTTGAGAAGTGCAAGCCGGTGAGGGCGCTGTTCCCATACGACAGCGACGATTTCAAAATCCTAGAGATGCAATTTACCAGCATGACTCTCAGCCTAGTGGGATCGAATAGCCCGGCCAACATAAGCTCCCGCCCGATCTGCATTGCAGTGCTGGACGAGCTGGACAAGTTTGCGCCACCGACCGAACGCGAGGCGGCCGCCTACAATCTGGCGCTGGAACGGACAAAGGCTTTCCCAAACCGCAAGCATGTGCTGACTAGCACGCCGACGTTAAGCACGGGCGATATATGGCAGAACTATCAGGCAGGAACGCAGGAAACTTTCCACGTCCCTTGCCACGCTTGCGGAGAATTTCAGGCGATGGAGTTCGGGCAAGTGCGTTGGGCAGATAGCGCACGCAATCCTGACGGCAAATGGGACTTACAGAAAGTGGGCGAGACGGCCGCATACCATTGCACAAAATGCAACGAGCCGTGGACTGAAGGCCACAGGCGATCAGCGGTTGAGCAGGGCAAATGGTTGGCAGCAAATCCAAACGCAGAACGCGGAAGGCGCAGCATGCGATTGCCTAGCTGGTACTCGCCGACCGTCACCTTCGCCGACTGCGCCAAACAGTTTCTAACTCAAAAGCATTATCTGCACGGCTTGCAGGGATTCGTGAATGGATGGAGTGCAATGCCGTGGGAAGATCAGTTTGATAGCGACACAACCGTCGACATTCCCGCCGGCGCATTTGCGAAAAAGCAGGATTGGGAAACGGAACATATCAAACTGGCAGCCATAGACAGACAGATCGACGAGTATTGGTTTGTGGTGAGGGCGTTCGCTAGGGATGGAACGAGCAGGCTAATCGACGAAGGCAGGGCAAGAACGATCGAGGACGTGGCGCAACACCTACACACGCTAGGCGTTCAACCGAAGCACACGGCAATGGATAGCGGATACGAGACTCAAGACTCCTACCGAATCTGTGCCCGCTACAAGTGGACTGCGTTAAAAGGCGAAGAGCGTCCTGCCTACTGGATCGAAACGCCACGCGGTCGGATGAAGTCAGTACACTCGGCCGAACAACCCACCGACGCGGGCTGCATGCTTCTGCTACTCAGCTCGCCAGCCTGTCAGGATTTGCTGGCATGGTTGCGACGAGGACAGGGGCCACGCTGGGAAATTGCGCATGACGTAAGCCCGGACTATCGCGAGCACATAAGCAGCCACAAAAAGGTGCATCGGATTAACCGCAAGACAGGGCGCGATCATTACGAATGGATACGGATCAAAAGCAGGCAGGATCACTTGTACGACTGCGAAACATATCTGGCTGGCTTTGCCGTCTACGGAAAAGTAATTAGGCCGACCGCTTCACTGGATGAGGAATCGTTGACACCCGTGGCGACGTGATGGCTATTTCCCGCAGACTTACGCGGGCAGTTGCGACGAACTACCTGGCACAAGCCTCTGGGGTTACCGCAAGCGCCCTGACCAACCTTGCCACTGACCGCAACGCGGCAATGACAGGCGCAGCATCAGGCCGTGCTCTGGTTGGATCTTCAGCGGGCGGGCAATCGGCCAGCTTCCAGATCGATCTTAAACCCACCGAACGGGTTGAACTATTTCAGGCCGCAATCGATTACCTAAACGGCGTACAGGTCACACGCACCAGCGCCTCATTTTCTTACATTCTGGATAGCTGATTATGGCGCAGAAACTTTCACTCGTGGCTCGGATGGGCGCAGGCATAAAAGCTTTTGGCGCTGGATTCGGTGCAGGCATCAGCACGTTTCAACCCTACGAGGGCGCAGGCTTTTCTCGCAAGCGCCCCGTCATCTATGGCGCCCATGCCCGCGATTCTCGCCTAGATCTAAACGAAGCGACGCGGGTTGAGCTCCTTAAGCTCGCCCGGCACATGTACCGCAACGTAGGGCTGATCAAAGGAGCGGTGGATTCCATCGCCACCTATTCGATCGGCCCAGGACTTCGGCCGCAGTATCGCGGGGCAGACCAAGACTTTGGCAGACTGTGCGAGGAATACTGGCGCGACGTGGTAGTGCCATCGCCCGAAGTTACAGGGCGCATGACTTGGACGGATATGCTGCTGGCGCTATCGCGATCGATCGACGTAGACGGCGACGTATTCGTCATCATGACGGAAAAGGGGAAACTGCAAATTGTCGAAGGACACCGCGTTTGCGAAGGCGATGACTACGGAACTTCTGACGGCGTGTTCCTCGGCAAGCTCGGTGAGCCTACTGGATACCTAGTTCAGACGAACGAGTTGTACCGCAAGTTGGGCGCAGATACCGTTATTCATTTAATGGAGCTGGAACGGCCTGATCAGATTCGAGGAGGATCGTCACTGGCTCGCGCACTAAACCACGTCCGTGATTTAAAGATGCTGGGCGAGTTTGAGAAGGACGCTTTGAAATTGCAGGGATCGATTGCGGCAGTCATCACCACCGACCAAGGCGACGAGCTGGCCGGGCAGGGCGGATTCTTTGGAACCGTGCAGGCTCAAAACACTGGCGAACCGACGATCGCCCGCGAAGAGATTACAAGCTCGGCAACCATCCCGCGCCTTTCACCTGGCGAAAAGATTGAGATGATTGGGCCGAACCGACCGCACGCAGGATTCGAGCCTTTCGCCAAGTTCCTGATTCGTGATGTGGCCATGGGCCTAGGCTTGCCTGTTGAATTTGTTTACGACCCAGCAAGCGTCGGCGGCGCAGGGATGCGGTTTATTGTCGCCAAAGCTCAGCGCAGATTTGAACAACGGCAACGCCTGCTTATTGATAGATTCTGCAACCGCGCATGGCGCTACTTTATCGGCGGCGCAATCGCCAACGGCGACCTACCGGCCGTCGAGGACTACGCAAAGGTAACGTGGCAGACTCCGAAGTCGCTGACTGTGGACGCAGGTCGCGAGGCACAGCAGGAACGAGAGAACTATAAAGCGGGGCTATCCTCGCTCCAAACCTACTTTGGAGAATTAGGCCAAGATTGGGAAGAGCAGGTCAGACAGATTGCAAAAGAGCGTGAGTTCGTAGCATCAATCGGAACAGTCGCACCACAGACCGACGTGGCGGCCCCGGTGGAAGTAGTCAAAGAAGCACCCGCAATTGACGAACCCACGCCAGTTAATCCCGAGAAAGATCCGAATGCCGGGCCAGATGCGGAACTAAGCGCAAAGGTTGAGCTAGATTTACCAACACAAAACGCAGGCGAGACTGATGATAAGTTTATGGATCGCTGCATGGGCAATCCAACAATGGTGTCCGAGTTTCCAGAAAACGATCAAAGGGCAGCCGTGTGTGCTAGGCAGATGAAACTATCTGCCAAGCCGAAGACAGAATCTTTTACCATGAAAGACGATCCCGATTTCAACCTCTCCTCTAAAGAGTTGGATATGGTTGCCAAGGCCGTCGGGTTAAAAGATAAGAAACCAAGAACTACCCGTAAAAAGTAGTTGTACGCACACCCTCCGCCCATACGATTAAGGCGTGAGCGGCAACACACCCGATGCAGGCACGCTTTACTATTACGACGATACTATCAGCGTGACTAGAAACATGGTTACGCTTGGGCATCCGCATAACCAAGTTTTTAACCTAGCCACAATTCACGGAGTTAGCCACGGCCGGGATAACAGCGGCATGATTGTTAGGTTAATGTGGTTTTTGCTTGGCGTCTTTGGTTTATTAATGGGCTGGATTTTATTTACAGAGGACTGGAAGCTTACAGGCGGAACTATATTTCTAGGCTCTATTGGCATTTGCTGGCTGGCCATACGCGGGTCGGCACGCCCTTTCGTTGAGTTAAAGTTTGGCGGCTTAAACAATCAAATGCTCTACATGAAAAAAATGGATGAGGCCGAAGCTCTAGCCGTGGCCATAAAAATGGCGATGCACGATCTGAATACCCCACCCGAACCTGGACAACCCGTCTACAACCCCATCTTTCCAGATCCAGCAGATCCCGTTTCCCGTAATCCTATTTTTAGCCGGAACTAATTTGACACCTGTTGGCCAGCATGGCCAACAAACTCTCAAACGTTTCCATTCTTACGATCGGCGAGGCCAAGGGCCACAATCTGCTGATCGATCAAAAGTCGCTAGAGCAGGCGCTCGAAGTGGCGCAATCCATGAAGCGGATCAAAGTGACCATGGGCCACGGCGCTCCTGTCACTGGCATCCTTGGTTATATCGATAAATTTAGGATTGAAGGTGATCGCCTTATGGGCGACCTGACCCTCTTTAATACTAACGAGGCACAGTTCGTTCAACACCTGGCGCAAGTGCTTCCAGAAGGCTTTGGAATGTCGCTCACCTTTAGCGGCGTACCCGAGGAAGTGGCTGGGAATCGTTTTGCACGGGTAACCGAGATCTACGATTGCTCAATCGTTTCCGAACCTGCCGCCAATCCCGCAGGTATGTTTTCTGCTTTCTCAGCAGTTGACATGAAAAAACTTCAAATGAACGAAGCACCTGTCAAAGTAAAAAAAGAGCTGAGTGAGCCTGCCGTTGTGGCAGCTCCCGCACCCGAAGCTCCTGCCGTTGAAACTCCCACAGTTGTCGAAGCACCGAAAGCCGAACTGGCCGAAATGCCCGCCGATAAGACTGCGGAAAAATCTGATATGGGATTCGTGGATTCCTACAAAAAGGCAGTTAAAAGAAAAATTAAAAACTTCCCCTTAGAGGAAGAGCCTACCTTGGGCGACATCGCTGCAATGTTGGACGAGCTGCTTGGCTTAATGAAAGCCGACGCAACTCAGGACGTGACCGAAGCTCCTGAAATGCCCGCTGAAGATATGTCAAAAAAAGAGATGAGCGCAAAGACTGAAGAAAAGGCCGACGAGAAGGCCGTGACCACTTTGGAAAAAGCCAAGGCCGACGCTGCTGGCGCAGTGGCGGTTCCCGCTGAATCGAGCCAACCGCTCGGCCGGGCAGAAATCCTCAATCAATTCAACGCGGAAAAGAATCCGACCCGTCGGTCGGAACTTCTCCGCAAACTCGGACTGTAATCCAGTCCACTAGGAGAACACTACAATGGCCAACTCAATCGGAACAACGAATGCCAATGTAATCGCTCAGAGGGCTCTCGAGATCCTCGTGGCGGATTACAGCTTCCTCAAGAACTCCGTAACGGATTTCAGCAGCGAAGCGGCTAAATACAACGCCTCAGTCTACACCCACCGCATCTCTGCGACGACCGCACAGGACTACTCGCAGACCAACGGTTATGTAGCGACTGCGACCACTCAGACGGACGTGCAGATCACTCTCAACAAGTTCAAGCACGTTTCGTACTCTGTGGACGATCAAGAGCGCACCAGCTCCAACATCAACCTCATCGAGCGTTTCGCCGGCGCAGCCGCGCACGCCCTCGGGTTGCAAATGGTTGGGGATTTGCTCGCTCTTGTGACTTCCTCCACCTTCACCAGCGCGTTGACGGTTGCTTCCAGCGCCTTCACCTACCGCTCGGTAGTGTCGGCTGGAATTACCCTCAACAACAACAACGCCCCGGTCAACGGCCGGTACGCTGTTTTAAACCCCAGCTTCTACGGCGCATTGTTGAACGACAGCACCGTTGTGGCCAATCCTCAGATCACCGGCGACCTCGTTCGCACGGCTGGGATTGGAAACGTTGCTGGATTCAACATCAACCAGTACAGCGCAGTGCCTTCCAACAGCATCACGCTCGGCGGATTCTTCGCCCAGCAGGAAGCCTTGTTGATCGCCGCCCGCGTTCCTGAAGTTCCGACCGGCGTTCCCATCCCTGGGGACATATCGGTTGTGACGGAACCCCGCACTGGCCTGTCCGTCCAAGTTCGTGAGAACTACGACGTGGTCAAGGGCATGCTCCAACGCACCTACGCCCTGATCTACGGCGTGAAGGCCGGAGAGCCGAACAGCCTCGTGCGTATTAACGGTAGCTAATTCACTCGGGGAGGGCGGTGGGCTGAAAGGCTCACCGCCCTTTCCACTTTAAGAAATCCTAACATGTCTGAATTTACAGAGTGCCTAAAGGAAAGTCTGGCCGCTCTATACGATCAAACCGGAACGGCCGCCACTATCGGTTCCACTAGCGTCACTGGCATCCTCTCGACAATCACCCGCAAAGAAAGCGTGGAGCTGGGCGGCTTTGATCTGGATCTAAACTCCACCTTTACCATCGACGTGGCGAACATGGCCACGGCGCCTACCATTGGATCTATCTTGCTGGCCAACTCGGTCAGCTATCGCGTTGCGTCGATTGATACTTCCATCGGTAGTTACGTGCTTGGGTTGCGAGAGATTTAACCGTGGCCACTCGAAATCCTAAAATCTCCATCTACATGATCGCCGGGCACGAGGCGCAATTTATCGACCGCTGCCTTACCGCCTTAAGCCATTCTGCGAC